CTTCTCGGTGTACCAATTAGCGGGGAAGAAAAAGATAATCTCGTGCAAATGACTTCGCAATTCAACATGAAGAAACAGATTGCTCGTGACACGTACGAGGACTACAAGCTATATGCTGAACACGGGAGAACGCTTGAGCATTCGATTGGGGTCAACGCTATCAATAGGAACAAATCTAATCCCAAGGAGGTATTACAGTGGAAAATGTGGGAATATTCAACCCTGACAAATTGGGGGGCAAACGAGAGGACACCATTGTTAGATATTAAAGGGATGAATACAATTTCAGCAGAAGAACATATTAAGTTTCTTGAAGAAGCTGTTAAAATGAAGTATTCTGACGCAAAATTGAAGGCTATAACACAATCCATTGATGTTATAAGAAAGGCGTTACTTGGTGATACGATCGTTAAATGCTCGTGTTGTGGTGAAGTTTTTGACTATGACAATCAGCCGGAAATAGTCTTGAAAGAGCAGGTTATTGATGCTGTTAAATCTTATGATTCTTGGATGAAAGAGGGTGTTGCGTATAAAGAAATCATGAAACTTGCTAATGACATTCGGTCAGAAGTAATGACATTGATTCATACTAGAAAATCTGTTAATGAATTATCCAAGCACGTGTTATGCCCTAAATGCTGTAATCATGTTTCTAAAAATGATGTTGTGATAAAAAAAGAAGAATCCAAGTTTTCTTTGAAAGACTTGGTGGACAAGATTAAATAATAAAACCAATTTTAATTTTTAAGACGTATGAAAAATTTGATTAACAAAGTGAGAAAATGTTCTAAGGTAAAAATGTTTGCTTTTGTCGTGCTTGCAATGATTGGTGTGGCTTGCGTATTTTGCGATGCCGGAAGCACGATGGCGATGATGGCAACGGCTCCATTTATTGCCTTGGTGAAAAAGGATGCAGGACTATCTGAAGAGGAAGAGTCGTTCTTGAAGGCGGTAGAATCCCCGTTAAACGAAGCTTTTGATAAATTCAGTAAAGGATTTATAACTAGGGAGGGACTTGATGAAGTTGTGAAAAAGTCTCTTACAGAATTTGTCGAGCAAAATAGAGACAAAATGTCTTCTGATGGAGTAAAAAAATCATTAGATGATATACAAGGAACAATTAAATCGATTGTAGGAGAGATTCAAAAAATGAAAGACGGGGGTATTACACTAGGGAATGGGTCCATGATCGAGAAGGCTATTGACGAGATTATTGATAATCCCAAAATGATTGATTTTATTAATAGTAAGTCAAGAACAACGGGTAAAATTCCGTTCAATATCAAGGGAATTGTTTCCTTGGAAAACAACTACGAGGGGAATTTACTCACGACACAGCAAACCGGTAGGGTAATAGTAGATGTTAACGAGCGCCGGATTAACGTTCGTGATTTGATGACCGTTGATCAAGGAGATCCAGAGTTCACTTCAATCGCTTACGCCAAGAT